AACCTGCTGTTAAAACTATATTCAAAAAAATATTTACACGTCTTAAAATCTATATTGAATCTTTGTAAAAAAAACCTGTAACAACAATAAACGTTAGATATACTGACTTACCTTGAACGAAGAACGAAGAACGAAGACCAATTAAACGAAGAGTACCGCGCGAAGATCCATTTCTTCTTGTGTCATTATGCGACGACTACGCCGGAGCTTGATAGGAGCAGGAGGACCAAGATCGTCTTCTTGCGAAACAATAGCTGCAAGTGGCGTAAGTGGCGTAAGTGGCGCAAGATCTTCGTCCATTGATACAACGGCTACTGCAACAGGGACTGTGATCACTATTTCAGGCGCAGCGAATGCATCTTCCATTTCAACATCTTGAATTTCGTGCACAACGAATGGATTTTCTCCGCTAAAGAACCATTCCATCCGCGCCACATTCCATTTGAAGACAATACCCGTGTTGAAATTGCGCATGTATGCGCCGGATGCAGTGTTCATATATTGCATGATACGATCCGTAGTGTTTGGATCCAAACCATTAGACCGATTTAGACCAACACGAATCGGGCCTTCAGTAGTGATAATAGTTGTCTGACCTGCGCTGAGCAGGTTGTAGAATGCAGCGGGAATTGCTTGGGCAAAGTGCACGAAGTAGAAACGACCTTCTCCGTGCACATAATCAACCCGTACTACTTGGCGTGATGTAATATCACTTAGCCGAGAAGCAATAGCAGTGATTGAAGTGTTGAACACGTCGTAAGGGTAAACGAAAACCGAAAAGTGTGACATTGTAACAGATTTGAAGAGTAATGAGGACAACCTATTTGGCAAAACGATTTCAATTTTTTTGCCAAATAGATCCGTTGATTTTATTAAGTTTAATTATATTTTAAATACATGCTTATTATATGCTATGGTATATAGTAGGATTTTTTATATTATTTTTATTTTTAAAGTTTCAATTGAATAATATAAAACCATCTAAACGTAAATCTTATAAAAAATGGCTTGAAAATATTAAAAAATCTACATAAGGTAGATTTAGGAACGTAAATGTAAATCAAAAATATAATGTACTACATTTATATGTCATTAACTGAATTATATTCTATAGAAACTAAATTCAATGAAAAAAAGAAAGAATACATTTCATTAATGGAAACAATCAAATATTCTTGTTTAGGGAAAGAAAAAACGAGTGAAAAATGTTTAAAAGCAGCAAGATTAAACGCTGATATGCAATCATGTTTAATTCAACTTTCTACACTTAGTGTTAAATACCCGCCTACGGGTAAACCATTACATAAACATCAACGAAATTTATTAAAATTATCAGATCAGTTACAACACGATTTAGACATATTAATAACTGATTATCAAATAAAAGATGATAGTCATTTAAATGCTCAAATGTACAAACAAAATTCTATGGCATGGGGAATTGTTATGATTTTCATTATATCTTTGGTTATTTACCAGTATAAAAAAATATAAATAATAATATGGATGGAATAATATCTTATACCGAAGATATTCGTAAATTTATATCAGGAAAAAAATATGCAGGGAAAAATATTCAAACAAGTGACGGTAAAGCAGTTTATATTACACAAACTGGTATTGCAAAACCCTATAATTCTATTAATAGTTTATCTAATTTAAATGGATGTACTACTGCAATTGAAAGGATTGATTCTGCATGGGGAGATATGGGTGTACCAGTTGGTTCCTTAATGGCAGATGGACAATCATGCGGTAATGAAACAAAATACGTACAATCATTACCTCCGCAATCTACGTTTGATTGGAAATATTATATTAAAATGAATCCAAGTTTAAATTTAACCAATGAACAGCAAGCATTAAGTCATTGGCAAAGTGTAGGTATATTTCAAGGAATGATGCCAAACGACACCATATTGAATTCTATGACCAATATAGGAAAGATTGGTTATGTAGATGTAAATACAAATATACATACTGTACCTCAAAAGGCATATTCATATAAAGGTATATATAAAATGTTTGATTCTCCAAATGTTACTGGAACTACAATGGAAGATTGTAGCAGGAAAATTCCATCTGTTAAATACGGAGATCAAATATACATTACCTATAATGGTAAATTTGGAAGCATTAATAATCAATCTATTTTAACATTTGGCAACAATCAAACAACTTTATTTTTGAGACCACCCGTAGGAAATGATGCACTAACAGGTACTGCAATAAAATATGGTGATCCTGTTAGTATTGCAGTATCTTCTTCTAATGTAAATACAAGTGATTGTGGATGGTATGGATGTAAAGTGGCAAATATAAATTACAATACTGGATTGCTAACATTTGGTCAAGGAGGTAAAACAGGGGGAAATACATTTACTATTACTGCACCAACCGGTACAACGTATCAAACTGGTATGGAATTAAAATATTTAGATCCATTTTCAATCATGTCCTATATAAATTACAATAATACTTTGCAACAAAATGATATTTTAACTTTTTCTAATGAAGGATTTCGGCAAAGTTTAAATGGAAAATATGTGTTAGTTTGTATACTTGACCTGTTAATGTTATATGATGTTACTACTCCTAAATTAATATGGAAATCAGATAATACTCCACCAAAACAAATACCAAATTTAACTAGTAAAACGGTGTTACGCCAAGATGGTAATTTAATTTTATACAACAATAAAGGGTTACCTGTATGGTCTTCTTTTTCCATGAATAAAGGACAATCGCCATATTCATTAAAAGTAGAAAACAACGGAAATGTAGTTATATATGATGCAAATTCTATTCAAGTATGGGCTACCAATACAACTCAACCAAATTCAGATATGAATAATGTAAAACAATCTATTTATGGTTATGCAGTAAAAGATTCTATTCTTTTTAATTCCAACAAACAACCGTCTTCCACAACAACAAATATATTTTCATTTCAAAGTATACAAACCAGTAAATATGATACTAACTGTGATACAAATTTTTTGCAAAATGAATGCAATATTGATACAGAGTGTACTGGGTTTTTGCACTCAGAAACTGAAAATACATGGCAAAAAATAATTTTTAATTCAACGAAAGATATGTTTAAAATAACAGATAAAATACCAAAGTTATATGTAAAAGATGCAACAGTAGATATGAAAGATAAATCATGTTTGGCAGGTAAACCAAATTATGTGGATGCTACTGTATATGATAATTATCCAAAAGGCGACAAGTTTATAATGAATGGAGACCAATGCAGTACAATAGATGGAAGTAAAATACAGAAAAAGAAGAAAGAATATGATGATGATAATGTAAACTATGTAAAAAGTAGTGGTGAATTATTCAATACTTATCCAGATCTTCCTTTGTATACCAACAATAATAATAAATTAAATAATAAAATTACAGAAAAAACACAAGAATATAAATCAATAATGAAACAAATCAAAGAGAAAAAATCAAATCATAGTGTTACATTAGAACAACAAGAAGATGATTTAACTGTAATGGAACGTGCAAATAAATCTAGTGCACTTTTATGGGGTATATCTGCTATTGTTATCATAAGTATGATAGTTTTGTTAAAACATAGGAGTTAAAGATTTATTACTATACTATAGTAGAATGACAACCTCTCATATTTTATTTACATTTTTTTATAATAAAATACGGGCAGATATTGTAATATTTTTAAATACAAATCCAACTAAACAAGAATATAATAGTTTTGTACATATGATTGCAACCCATCTATTTGAAGAAAAGTTCAAACGTATTGAACAATCTAGTAATTTAATTAAACTAATTCATAATGATTTATCGTTATATATGGAAATGGTAGAATTTATTAAAGAACATCAAAAACCGTTTATGTCTGGAAATATAGATACAACAAATATTCATTCTATTTTTAATCGTTTTTATTATTTGTATGCATTATCCATGATGAAAGATGAATGTATTTACTCATCTGCAATTCCAACTATTATTCAACAGTATTTTCTTTAACATTAAATTTTATTTGTTTCAAATTTGTTGTTAGTTCTTTTTCTTCTGCAATATTATTTAATAGTGTAATACCACCACCTAAATTTTCTTCTGTTAATTCTTCATCTTCATCGCGCTGCTGTAATTTTTCTTCCATATCGGTTATCTCTTTAGATTTAGATTTATCTAATTCTTGTATTTCCAGTTCAGGTGGTATGTCACCTGGATCATCTACAACAAATGGGGGTGAATATTCAGGTCGTTTGAATAGGTCATTACTTTCTGCATAAGATGGTGGAGACATTTTTGCACGTTCTTCTTCTTTCTCTTTTTCTAACTCTTTCTCTTGTTCTTTTTCTTTTTCTTTATGTTTTTCAAATAATTGTTCACTTTCTAATAATTGAATATTATCGGTTAACTGTTTTTGTTTTTCTTCAGGTGTTAATGTAATCCAATCTGCTGAAGTAGAAAGATTTTTATAAGATGTTTGGTAATAATAGGATTGTTTTTCACTAGGATTTTTAAATATTGTATGAAATAAATCAGTTACACTAGATGTAGGAGTTAATTCAATTGTAATTAAATTTGCATTAGTTGCCAATTCTTTATGTGAAGTTGTTTTGAATTGTAGTGAATTTACACCATTTATTTTCCAAATTTGGCGATCTGCACAAATATTTTCCCATTTGTGCATTTCTATTTTACTTTGTTTTAGTTCTGCATTATCCAATTTTTTAACATCATTTTCTGTTTCTAATTCTAATCCAGGAGTTCCTTCACTTTTATGTGGTCTATGTACATTTATATTATTCATATGAATACGGTAGGCAAGTGCATCGTCTTCTCCACCCCATCCGTAAAAATTATTAGGAAATCCATTAATTTCATGAAACACTTTTTTAGAAAAGCGAATAACACGACCAAATGGAGGATTATATTCCATATCTTTTACTAAATTACCCAAATGTAATATTCTATAATCATCACATCTACCATAATATCGGTTTACAATATCAGGTGGCATAATAATATCTACGTCATGGAACAAAAATGTATCTATATGCGGAAAATGATCTAATGCAAACAAATACCCTGCATTTAGCAAAGCACCACGATTAAATTTGCGACCATCTTCACTCTGTTCTACTACTAATATTTGTATTGATTTGTGTGTAGAATAATGTTCAATAAATTTATCTAATTGTTTGTTACGACCTTGATCTCCTTGATCTCTATAAGGTACAATAATAAGTGTAGTGGATAGATCACAATCATCTTCATATTTTACGTCTTCTTTAACGATAGGAAAATTTCGGTTAATTGTATACTTGTCGTATAATGTTTTTACATTTTGTAAATGATTTTTTAATGTAAATCTTGCATTCTCTGATTTTGCCAATGTATTTGAAACGCCGTTCAACACATCTGCCATGTAATCATAAATAAATTCATTTGTAAAATGTTCATTATAAAATGATTGACCATTTTTCGCAATTTGTTCACATTTTGCATCGTTTTTCAAACACCATTCAATAGTAGTTTCAAAATTTGAAAAGTTACTTTCAATTGTTAAACAATGAAATTCACTTGTATCTATATCATTTTTATTCTTTTCAGTAATTGATTTTGTTTTTAGAAAAGGTTCAAACCATAATGTATAGGGGCATTTAATGTTAATAACACAACAACCATACTTTAACAAACTTCCAAACCGATAGGCGGCAGAGTTACCTTGAACATTGAAAATAAATTTATTTGCAATTTGATTTTTCATTGGAACTTTTGCATCGTCTTCAATAAATCTAGATGGTATAAAGGATAATACAGGTACCATCCCTCCTCCTTGTTTGACCATTTTTGTTTTGATACGTTTTGTAATACGAGTAATTTTTACATTCATATAATCCCGATTTGCATAATCTGGATGCATACATTTAGCTTCCAACATAATACGAGGATTGGTTTCTTCGTCTACTCCACAACCGGTAGATTGACCTCTCCATACAAACTTTGTTTCTCTATCTTTCCATTCAGGAATAGATGCAGAATCAATATTATCTGATTCATTGTCACATCGTACGCGATCCTCTTTATTTGTATTTGTATATGAATAAGTTGCAAAATATTTAGTAGTTTCACCACGTCCAATCATATTTAAATCGTCGCCTGTTGGTATAGGAATGTCTGCAAAATCAGCATGGGTACTTTGCGATAAAACAGGAATAAATTGGTTAGAAAAATAGGGAGGTGGAATTGTAACATTGTGAAATAAATCTGGGAATGGTTCTAACCATTGTTTATGTAAATGGGGGAAATCTTTACGGTTTAATATAAATACACAATCATTCACAATACGTTGATTACATGTATTTACAAACATATCATACATGTCTGATAAATAATTATCAGTAGGATTCATATCGTTCTTTTCTATTCGCAATAAACAATTGTTTGCATACCAAAATTCTGGTTTTTTATATTGTTTTGTTTGTGTAGATTTCAAAAATTTATCTAATGCATCAGGATTTTCACTAATGGGAACATATTTTTTACTTCCAGGTTCAGTTTCAACGTGTAATTGTGTGTGAAATGTATTTGTATATTGCGTATTGTACATTAAATTAAAATTTACTACTTTATTGTTTTTGATTCTTACAAAAATTCCAGTTTTTAAATGTTGAAACATGTAATTTACGGCTATATGGCATGGATTGGTTTCTAATATGTCTACATTTTTCGCAAGTTGTAATTCATATTCGGTTTTAGGATTAGATGTATTGTAATTGTAGACTGCTGCTCTTCCGGATGCAAATTCATAAATGTCTAAATTTAATTTATTCTTGCAATATTTGGTAAATGGGGTTAATTTGGGTTGAATGATAGTAGATACAGCAAGTAAATCATCTTTTCCTTGATTATCAAAAATACATGGGAATAAAGTAACGTCTAATTTTTTATTTTTTAAATCATATTTCATTTCACGTTTATTAATAATAATAGGTGCATTAATATGTAACATGTAATTAAAATCTTCACATGGATCGGCAGCAGTACTTGAAACAAATAATGAATTTGGTTTAAAGTCTTGGATCAATTTACCGACTAATGTAAATCCTTGAGTTTGCAATACTTGATCAAATTTAGTTTTCAATGGTGTCCAACCCATAGAATCAAAATGATTCAAGTTATCAGATGTAATAATTCGCATTTGAATATTCATAGCAGCAATTTCTTGCATGAATAATTTGAATGCATAAGGTACATTGATTGTGCTTGTTCTTTTCTCGTATTTTGGAACACTTTGTATTCCTTGGTCTGTAATTTCCATAGGTCCGTCTATAGTTGGACTGTAAATACTATTTTTAGATACAATAGCAATTAATCCAGTAACATTATCTATTGTTATTCTGTAAGGTTTTCTTGTATGATTCTCGCTATCAATATATGTACCATCTCCTCGTATCATCATAGATTCAGTTTCAAACATGTTCAATCCGTTGGCTACTACACCATCGCGTTCCATTTCACCAATACGTAAACCACCTTCATTTGCTCTTCCCTGTACTGGCTGCCGTGTTAATCCAGTCATGGGACCACGTTCTCTAAAATTAATCTTATCTTTTACAATGTGTTTTAACCTCATATAGTAAGTAGGACCAACATAAATGTCTGTTTTAATAGCTTCTCCTGTCATTCCATTATATAAAACTTCAACACCTTTACTGTGAAAATCATATTCGCGAAGTTTATCTCCATAAAATTCTGTGTCTGTTTTTTTATTGAATGCAGTACAATCTCCAAACGATCCGTGTTGCAAATGAACTTTTCCAATTAAACTTTCAATTAATTGACCAAGTGTCATTCGCGAAGGTAATGCATGCGGATTAATAATTAAATCTGGCCGAATTCCTTCATCATTAAATGGCATATCTATTTCAGGAACAACAATACCACATGTTCCTTTTTGTCCTGCACGAGAAGCAAATTTATCGCCAATATTTGGTATTCGTTCATCGCAAATTTTTATTTTAACTGTTCTGTGACCCACTGCATTAGTTGTCATATATGTTTTATCTACATAACCTTGTTGGTCACGTTTCGTATAAATTTGACGAATTTTAGAGTTTACAGACATGTTAATAATAGGTGTTTTGTTGTCAATTACAGTTTGTTCACGAATAATACCATTTTCATCAAATTGTGGTAATTCTTCATTAGGTGCAAAAAATAATTTTGTTTCTTCATCTTCACTCTCTTCGTAAACTGTAAAATAACTAGTATTAAACATTCCTCTTTCTAACGATGATTTATTCAATAAAATAGCATCCTCTACGTTATAACCAGTGTAACACATAATAGCAACGATTGCATTTACACCATAGGGTATATATTCGCGATTCAAATGTTGCATATAAAACGATTTAATTAATGGTATTTGACCATAATTAAGAACTAGTCCGGTTTTATCCATTCTGTTTTGATAATTTGTATTGTATACAGAAACGGCTTGTCTGGATTGACCACATGAAAATGCATTTCTGGGTAACGGACTATGTTCTGGAAAAATAATTTGCAAACCCATATATCCAAGTATTAACGATGGATGAATTTCAACATGCGTAAAATTTGTACTTTCATAATCTTGTAAATGATTAATAGATATTAATGCAGTATTTGATTCTGCACAATCAATATATTCAACACTGCACGGATGATCTTCTGTTCCTTGTATTAATTCTTGCCATGATAATTTCTCATCTCGTTTGGAAAAGGATAATTGTTTGTCTTCGTCAATATACAATACTGGTCTATAAACACGCCCTTCATCAGTATAAATATAAATAATATTTTCACGAATATTGAAACTAATACTAATCCATTTATCTACCGCTCCAATACGGCGTTTGCGTTTAATATCAATCAAAATTTCATGAGGAGTTGTAGTTGAATATTTCCAGTGACCATTTACAAATATTTTAGTATACATGTACAGTATTTCTGGTTTACTATCTGTAATGGTAATACAATGGATTGGTTCTTTATACGATTGTAACAATTGCAGAATAGCTATTTTGCTTGTACCTGTTGAAATTTTAGTACAAATTGAAAATTGTTTATGCGTACCTACATCACCGCCATCGGAGTCAACTGGACACATCATTCCCCACTGAGTTGCATGCAAATATCTTGGACCCATAACTACAGAGTTTTCATCCATTTGCATTACACATTTACGCATTAATGAAATTGCAGTACTATAACTGAGTCTGTTCAATTCTTGTGATAATCCAATACGTTTGGTATATATCTCAGATCCCCAATCACCTTTAAACCCACTATGAATACCTTTTTCAGTAACTCGTTTCTTAGACATGATTGGTGGAAGAGTATTTACTATAAATTCTTTGAATGCATTTGGATCTTCATTGTATACACCTTCATGCTCGTTGTGTGCAATATCCAATGTTCTAATAATATCTTTGATTTGTGCTTTATAAAATTCTTTGAATAAATCAGATAATAGAACACCAGAAGGTTCTACACGTTTGAATTGAAATGAATCGCGATCAGTAGGTACATCTAAATCAGTAGATAATCGTAAAATTTTATTTACCATGTAGCCAAGAAAATGTGCTTTTTCTAATAAATCATATGAAAAATGTCTATCTGGTTCAACTAAATTGTTAATATGTGGTAAAAAATAATCACACAAAATGAAATACACATGATAATCGCGCAAATATTTTGTAAATGGTGCCATATATTCAATTGCCAATTGTTGTGTATATATTTTACCAGCGTCATAAATACTTGGTCGCAGTAATTCCATCATAATAGGATCATCGTCGGGTACACACATTTTAATAATGTCTTTATCTGATATAATACCGAGTGCACGAAATACAATAAAAAGTGGAATTGGCATGTTAATATTAGGAATATCAACTACAAGTTGTTGTTTTACAGTTTGTTTGATTCGTTTCATTTCATCTTCTTTTAAATTTATATTTTCTTCATCATTGTACGATATCATACGAACTTTAGTTTCACGAACTGGTTTAGATTCATCCTCTGATTCAGACCGAATTTCTGCAATATAACTATATGTATCTTGATTTGGAGTTTTACTAAGTCGTAAAATATTGTTTGCAAATCGTTCTTGACTAATAATTGTTTTTTCACTTCCATCAATAATAAAGTATCCACCTGGATCAATTTTGCATTCTCCCATGTTAAATCTAGTTTCAGGTGTCATTCCATGCAATATACACATTTGGGATTGTACCATGATTGGAATATCACCAAAAAATATATCTTTGATCATTAGCGTTTCTTCTACTTGATTGTTTATTTTGAATTCAAATTCAATATCTACTACAATAGAAAATGCATAAGTTAAATTTTGTAAACGTGCAATGTTTGGGTATAAATAATTATTTACACCATTTTCATGAAGAATTGGTTTTGCAAATCGTATTAAATTGCCCTTTTTACCTCCAATATACATATCACATGAATGAAAAGCAACATCTTCACCGTCTATTTTTTTAAGATTTTTATTAAAAGAAATGGGATTATTTTGAGTAATTAGTTGATAAATATCATTATTTATAAACCGATTGTAAGATTCAAGATGATGATCAACTAAAAAATTAGGATTTTCTTTAAAAAATTTACTTATGATTGTAAAACCGAGGTCCATTATATTAATTACACTATATTTTTATATGGTGTAATTTTCATAATTATTTAGGTAATTGTGTAATCACAATACTTTCTTGTAATTGTTGTCTAGATAAATATAATTGTTTCAAATCACTTTGTGTTGTTGTATTTACTTTATTATCTACTTGTGTGCACCCAGAATATTCGCATGCCATACGACGATCCATTGACATGATAGAGTTTGCGTTCGTTTGTAAATAATTTCTATAATCCCAATTGCTATTTATATTTTCTCGTTTTCTAATATTTTCGTTGATAGCAGCACATGGTTGCCAATTAGAATATGTTCTGCCGTCTGCCATAATTGCAGGAGAATCAAAATGAATATTGTTCATACATTACAATCATACTTTTTTTTTCAAAAAGTTCAGCAATGCTTGTTTTGTTTTTAAAGGAGGTCCTCCTAAATCATTCACCTTTTGTTTTAAATCTTTTAAGCTCAATGCAGAGTAATCATCTGTGACTACAACTTGTTTTACATCTTGTTTTACATCTTGTTTTACATCTCCAGATGTTTCTATTACTTCTATTTCAGTTACTTCTTCATCATCTGATACATGTATTAAATTGTGTAGTTCTATTTTATGCACTATAACTGGTTCGGTTATATCAATAACAAGTTCTCTAGATATATTTAAATCAACTGTTTCTAACTTTTCTTCTTTCTCTAATTTTATTTCTTTGAATTGAAAATTTGAATCTGCTTTAATAAATTCAACAGATTCACTATCCGTTTCATCTGCAGAATCAGTACTTCCATCACTTCCAGATTCATCGCCAGAATCATCGCCCGAATCACTTGCAGAATCACTTGCAGAATCATTTGCGTCGGTTTCAACTGGTTGATTTACATTTTCTAAATGATTTTCTTTATTCTTCTCTTTTTTGTAAAGTTCAGTTGCAAGAGTTTGGGCCAATTCAGTTAAAGTATTTAATCTAGTTTCAATTGTAAATAATTTTTGTTTCAAATAAAAATAAAGAATAGCAGTTAATCCACATGACATTGCTAAACATATCAATATCTTCATACCTTAAGAATATATATATATGTAAATATTTATCCGCATAATTTTGCATTATTAATAATATCTATTGGATAATTCATATCAACTAATATACTAATACCACCGTGTACAGTAGATAATCCTTTTGCTAATTGATATGTATATATTAATTTATCGTTGTTTAATGTTGTTTTCATATGATTCATTTCAATCGTTTTATTTTCCATTAAATTTTTGCATACATCTAAAAAATGAGTTGTTAATAAAAAGGTACAATTCTTTTGAGAAGCTAAATATTGTAAAAAGGCAAAAGCGCTTGCAGATGCTTCTTTTGGATTTGTTCCCGAAAATAATTCATCAAATATGCAGAATACACGTTGTTTTTCTTTTATAATATCAATTACTTCTTTGCACCGTCTTGCTTCCGCTTGAAATAAACTATCTCTTCCTGAAGTATCTGGAATATTGATATAACTACAAAATGTATCATATGGACAAATGTTTGCCTTTTTGTAAAATCCACAACCAATTTGTTGAGATAATAATGTATTGATAAGCGTCATTTTAATAAAAGTTGTTTTGCCAGATGCATTTGGACCTGTAATAATAATATTCTTGTTCAATTTATAACTATTTTTAACTGGTTTTTGTGTAGGATAATATGCTCCTGAAAATGACGTTTTCTTAGAAAAAGTACAATTGTTTAGTACTTTGTTAGAAAGAGTTGAAGATAAATGTTCTATATTTTCTAAATATCCACACAATTGAACAGAATAATTCAAAGAGTTCTTTAAATCAGTGTTTGCATATAATTCATAAAATGCAGATCGTAATGTTCCTAAATTTGTAAATTCATTCCATGAAAAAGACAATTTCCTTAAACATTTAATTTTATTGTAATATTGAGTCAATACATTTTCATGTTGCTGAATATCTTCTACAAATTTTTTGTAAGTTGGTAAATCATTAGAAATAGATTTTATGTAATGAATTGATTTCAAACAAGATTGAATATGTGATTGTGTAACATCCATAATATCGTGAATCGCATTAATATTTTTATAAAATTTATAGACTGCATAACCATTACAATATGTCTGTACTACAAAAATAGATGCACTTGCAATAAGCATCATTCGTTCTTTCGGTGTTGAAGTTGCATATTTTGTTAATAAACTAACAATAGCATGTTTTTTAGTTACTTCAAATAACTTTGTTTTATAAGCATCCCATGATAAATGAATACCATTCATTTTAAGAAGTGCAAACGGCATAAGTAACATTACCAATGGTGATCCAATAAATAAAATGGGTGATGCTACAAAATATAAGCTTACTGCAAACATAAATTTAGATGACTCGTTCAACCAACTTACTTGGTCATATGTAATATATTGATATGTTAATTTAAATTCTTCATTTTTAGATAATTGATCCCAATGCTCTATAAATTTGCTATAAGTATGTGGTTTGAATGCAAAACGTTTATGAAACAAAATACTATCTTTCAAAAAAGATGTATCTTTTGTATAATATTTTGCCATTTGTGCAACAACATCTTTTGCCACATTTGTACTAGGTGCAAATACTTTATAGTATAAAGGTGTGTTTTCAGGATCTACTGTTTTTACTAATTCTAAATCTTGAATAATAGTAGGATCAACTTCATTTGGCGAATTATATTGAATTGGCAAATGAAACATATAATGATAAAGTAAATATAATTCATCAACTAAACTAATTCTTTTTCAAAAAATGATTGGATGCTTCAACTAACGCATCTGTAATTTCGGGTTCCATTACAGTATGACCTCCTTTAACTATGTTAAAATGGCAAGTTGTAAACATATCTTTTAATTTATATGCCATATGAAATGGTGTAATAATATCATACCGACCGTTTACAATATAACAAGGAATATGTTTTATTTTATGCATATTTTTATAAATTGTATTTTTGGGTACAAAATAATGATTTTTTTCATAATGGGTTCCAATAATTGCAGTTACTTCCTTATCATGTAACGTATCTTTTCCTGGTTTACTAAAAATAGAAATTCCGGTATCTTCACTTAACATATCTAACAATTTTTTACGTGTTTTATTTGATTTTGGTTTTTTTAAAATTCGTTCGGTTTTCCTATATAACTCTGAATCCTTTTTTGTTTTAATGTGCAATAATTTATCCATTTCATCTTTTTTATCTTTAAAAATGGTATCTTTTACACAATCATCTGTACTTAAATCATACACTCCTCTTAAAATTAATCCAGCCGTTTCATCTGGATGCTCTTGTGCATAAAGTAATGCTAGTGAACTTCCCCAACTTCCGCCACTAACTAACCAACGATCACATTTTATTAATGTACGAATTTTTTCCATATCAGAAATTAATAATTGTGTTGTATTTTTTTCAGTATGATAAGAAGGCTGTGACTTTCCACAGCCACGTTGATCAAACATAATAATGTTGTATTTTTTAGGATTGTATAAACGTCTTACATGCGGATTAATATGATCACCTGGGCCACCATGTAAATAAATAACAGGAATTCCTAGTCGGGTACCAGAAAATTCAACATATATTTTTACTTTTTGACCGGTAGATAATGTATCAACATGTAAATATATTTTTTTATACGGCAAAATAGCAGGATACATATATTAATAAAAGAAATTAAATGTGATCATTCAAAACATGATGTTTAAAGTATTTGATACGATTTAAATTTTCATTGAATGTAATATCTACTTTTTCTTTATCCTTTTTTTCTTTTATTTTTTTCTTTTTTGTATTTGATTTGCGTTTTTTACTTTTCATGTATACTATTTAAAATTAAAATAATTATTTAAATTAGAATGTCTTGTATATTTGTAATATCAAGATACAATGAAAATATAGATTGGTTAAAAAATGAAATGAATCGGTGTATTATTTATAATAAAGGACAACCATTACTGGTGCAAAATGAAATAATAGTTGAAAATAAAGGACGGGAGAGCGAAACTTATTTGCGATTTATTATTGAACATTACAACAAATTGCCAGATGTCATCGTATTTACTCAAGCAAGAATAGACGACCATATAGGTAAGAATGATGTACAATATTTATTAACTATGAAAGACTATGCAATGAAACATGGTAAAACAAAACCATATATGCATTCACAAACTAAATTTAATATGCATTGTTGGGATAAAAGTTGGAATTATACCAACAAATCATTTTATTTGAAAGAAAATTATAAAAATAATAAACCAGTGTTATTTTATAATTGGTTTACAAAATATATTAATAGTGAATATCCAGATCCTATTTATATTTATAGAAACGGTATATTTGCAGTTAGAAAAGAATTTATTTTAAAAAAATCAATAGATTATTATAAAGAATTGTTACTAGAAGTAAACCATCATATAAATCCGGCAGAAGGCCATTTTTTTGAACGATCATGGTATTATATATTTAATTAGGTTCATAATGTTTACATTCATCTAGTTTACCTACTAATTTTTCTACAAATGCAGTGTATACAGGGTGATTTACTGCATTAATATGGCGTATATTATTCCAATCAATATGCATACCATATTTTCGTATACCAACTGGATAACAAATAATATGACGAGGATCTCCTTTTAGACTTATAGCTTGAGTAGCCCAACATTGTTTTTCTGCACGCCAAGGTAAATAACAAAATCCAAGTGGCCCATTTGGATCTTCTCCTGTAAATTTAGTAATGATGACATGTGGAGAATCGTCAGGCCGACCTTCAAATGTAACAGAATCGCCTACACTAAATACAGATTGTAGACCTGTATTTAGTAATGTACACCGAACTGACTTGCCGAACACTTCCCAACAAATATTAACATATTGTGCCATAGTTATTAGTATACAATTATTTAAGTATTTTCAATTTTAATTTACGACGTGAATATTTTTTCAATTTACGTCTATACGTTTTTCTTCTTTTTCCACCACTTTGTTCTGGAAAATCTGTTAAATCTTTTTTATCAAATTTTGTTAACATTTCATCTAATATTGTTTGATATTGTTTTGGATCATCTACATGTGGTACTTCATTACTACCTGTTTCATATAATAGACGATACTCATTTATTAGTGTTTGATATTTTATTAATGCGTCTAAATAGATATGATATTTATCATCAAACTGTTTATTTTCAATATCTTTTTTTAACTCAGCATTTAACGCAGGTAAATTTACAACCTCTAAATAATAATCAGGATCAGGTTCAAATATGTTTGGAATATATTTTTGCTTAGGCATACATATACAGTTTATATAATCTTATTTTTATTTTTTCAATAATTGTTTTGATTCGTTCTAAAGATACATTAATATAATCACTACATGTAAGCATAAACAAATTTGTACCCGCCATGAAACAAACACGTTTATCAAATTCACTAATTTTTCCTATAGATACAAAATCATTAAATTTATACATTAAAAACAATGAAATGCACAATTTAACAATAAAACTAACATGATCATACACAGAAGGCTTTACAACTATACCTAAAAATATTGCAATTACAAGTGATATCCATAATATATTGAACGTATCTAATAAATGGTGTGATTTCATATAGTAGTTATTGAAAATAATTATTAATTTCATTATTATTTGCATAAATAACTCCAAACAAAAAAAGTGCAATCATAAAAAATGCCCAGAATGCAAAACTAGTCTTATCTGTATCTTCTCCCCATGCCGTATATACATTAAATGACAGCGGTATTGATTTCACTACGTCAATTATTTTTTCTAAATAAAAATGAATAATAACAAGACCAATTACAAAAATATAAGTAAATTTTGTTATTTTTTGTTCTTTCACACTATAAATAATATACACAACAATAAAAGATAACATTGCATAATTCACTACTTGCAAACACATTGTAACAAATTCTTGTTCTTGTGCCATATAAAATGTTTTACGGTTATTTGTATTTTTACTATTATACTCTTTTTGAATCTCTTTTATTTTAGCAAGAATACCTTCTAATAAAGATAACTTAACCACATTTATATTTTTAGTATACGTTCTTTGTGAATTATAGTATGCTAACGCTTGAAACGCATTATTCATATCCGTTTCATGTTTTGCTAACATTTCTTGTTTTACATCTTGTGCTTCATCCTTGAATTTTGATATTAATGTTTTATTATATCCAGCATCTCCATTTTTTAATTTATAATAACTTTGTTCTGCTTGTTTCAACGATAATGGTGCAGATTCATAAGTATCCCGAGCTTTCAATAATTTATCATACAAATCATCTAATTTTTCTTTTCTGCGTTGGCGAGGTGTTTTATTAATTGCAGTTTGATGTTTGTCAACTACTTTATCTATTTTATCATCTAATGTTTCTGCCATTATATTAATTGATTAAAAAAATATTCCTTAATTGGTCGGCACACGAGTTTTGTACTTTTTTACAAGTTCAAATAAATCTTTTTTATAAACAAGCCAATAATAACATCTTAGACAAATAATTACATCTACAATAGAATTATGTAAATGAAGTACTGACGTATTGAATAATGTTCGGTGCAATTCGTTTAAAGTTGGCCATTTCAGTTGCGGTAAATTACATAATTGAGTTGTTGATTTCATTGTGCATACAACCGGTTTGGTAACGTTGAATGTCATTTTATTTCTCAAACATTCAACTTCAAGCATATTAATATCAAATGAAACATTGTGTCCAATCAACACATCACATTGATCTAAACATAGTTTAAAAATGTCATACACACATAAAAACGGAAATCCTTGTTCCCTGTTTAACGATTCTGTAATTCCATGAATTTTAGTAGATTCTTCTGGAACAAATGGCGCTTTGATGATATAATCGTATTCTGTTAATTTTAACGTTTCAGTATCAAATAAAATGAAACTAAATTGCACAATATGAGGCCAATCTTGTAAAGTGTCATTGTGAATCACTCTATGTTTAGGGGGCAAACCAGTTGTTTCTGTATCAAAAATTAACCACAACATTTGTTTGTAATAAAAAGAAATACTTATATCAATTTTATTTTATTGATATAAGTATAATGGACACGACACTTTTATTTTTAGTAATATTATGTATTTTTTTAGTAGTAGGTTTAGGAATCAACTATAGCAATATATTTAACAAGACGATTACAAATATGAAAACATACAAACCAACTCCTATTTCATCTACAAAATATAATTCACCCGATGATTACTATTTGGATCCAGATGCAAGTCAAGGAGTATTTGCTTCTACTGTACAATTGAATACGCACATTTTAGAACCAATGGTTTCAGGTAGTTCTGGACCACCACAACCAAATACAACAACTACAAATGGTGCAAATGCACCCAACGGATCTGTTTATACAAATGCAGGAGCAACTGGTCCATATTGTTTGCGAACTGCATATGGATGCTGCAAAGATGGTACAACTGTAAAAAATGCAGCGGGTAATAATTGTGTACCTGACGAATCTAATGTTGCTTGTAAATCATCAAAATATGGTTGTTGTTTAGATAGAGTAACTCCTTCAATAGATGAAAATGGAAGTAATTGTTCACAAATTACAGGAAAAAAACCTGGTGGATGTGAAGGAACCCAGTACGGTTGTTGTCCGGATGGTGTAACTGCTAAAAATTCAACTGCCACTAATTGTGCTCCCGTAGGAGGTTGTGAAGGAACTCGGTATGGGTGTTGTCCTGATGGTGTAACTGCTAAAAATTCAACTGCTAGTAATTGTGCATCTGTAGGAGGATGTCAACCTGGATTTGTATTGTTGTCAGATGGTAGTTGTGCACCTCCTGGAAATGTAGATAAACATTATAAACATAAAAAAGGTTGTTCTAGAACACAGTATGGATGCTGTGCGGATGGTAAAACATATAAAAATGAAGACGGTAGTAACTGCACTGATGCAAGTATATGGAAATTCAATGGACCCAAAAATTCTGGATATGTAGTTAAAGGTCCCAATGGTAATGTAATTGTAAAAACTAAATC